GAAATTAAAAAGTTTAAAGATATGATGGCAAAAGAAAAAATAGATAATACTATTTTATCTGCTGCTGGAAAATATAAAGCTGTAAGCCCGGAACAAGTATCAGCTTTATTAAAATCAGAGATAAAACTTTCTAATGACAATCGAGTAGAAATCCTTGATCCGAATGGTAATATTCGTTATAACCCAAAAGGAGAACTACTTAACGTAGAAGATAGAGTTAAAGAGTTTTTAGATGCTAACCCACATTTCCGTCAAGGGTCTTTGTCTGGATCAGGAAGCCAGAGTAGTATTGAAGGTAAAGCTGTTAAACCTAGAGACATCAGCGAATATAATATGTCAGACCCAGAAGATCGTAAAAGATACGACGCAGAAGTGCGTAAAAAACGTGACTCTGGTTCTATTAAAATAAACTTAAATAATTAGGAGAAACACAAATGGCAAACGAAAGCACAAGCTCAACACTCAGTGAGTTATATACTGAGATTGTGGCGGAAGCTCAATTTGTTGCTCAAGAACAGTCAATCATGAGAAATCTTGTAAGAAATTATGCGATTTCAGGTGGTGGTAAAGCGGTAGAAGTGCCGATTTATGCAGCTGTATCAGCGGCAGCAGTTTCAGAAGCTTCTGACTTATCAAATACAGCTATTGATCCTTCTTCTGTAACAATCACTGCAAGTGAAGTTGGTGTTATGACAACATTAACAGATCTTGCTAGAAATGCAGCTCCAAGAAACGTGGCAGCTGACATTGGTAGATTGTTTGGTGAGGGAATAGCAAAAAAACAAGACACAGACATGACAGCTCTATTCGATGGTTTTTCAACCGCAGTTGGAGATGGTACTGCTGCAATATCCGCAGCAAGTATATTTAACGCAGCATCTACTTTAAGAGCAGCTGCATTAAACATCAACGAATGTGCTGTAGTCTTACACCCAAAAATTGCTTTTGACTTAAAAGCTAACTTAACTAACACATTTGCAAATTCAAACGCAAACGACTTAGCAAACGAAGCTTTAAGAAGCGGTTTTGTAGGAACTCTTGCTGGTATGAGAGTATTTGAAACTTCAAATATTTCAAACACTGGTAATGCTGGAGACTACAAAGGTGCAGCATTCCACAGAGATGCATTAGCAATGGCAGAAATGCAAGGGCTCAAGATCGAAACTCAAAGAGATGCGTCTCTAAGAGCAGACGAGATTGTAGCGACTGCTGTATATGGTGTCGGTGAAGTTCATGACTCTTACGGAGTAGAATTACACTTTGATTCATCAATTCAGTAAGTATAACTAACTAGAGGGGAGCAATCCCCTCTAGACAAAATAGGAGATTATATGCCCGGTGCAAAAGTAAAAATTAATAACCAAGAAACTGTTAAACTTGAGAGAAATGGAAAAATTATAACTAGGAAGTTTCTTGATTATCAAACAAACAAAAAAATTTATGAATTTAGAGGATTTAAGTTATATGAAGCAAAAATTGAACCAATTAAAAAAGATATTAAAAAGCCTAAAAGAAAAAGCAGTAAAAAAGATTAAGTGTCTTTTTTATATTTTCTTTGGTAATATATTTTGCAAATGCAAAGGAAAAAAGTAAATGGCTAATTATACAGGTGCAAACGTGATAACAACATCGGATGTTTTAAAATATCAACCTGATGCATTTGATTTTGGTATTTCTACCACTGCCACAGAAACAACAAATTTTTTAGCTCAAACTACTAATGATATTCTCAGACAATTAAGAATAGAATGGTGGCCTGTATATAAAACAAATGTTTACACAGATATTACTGTTCTTAATACTGTTGAAATGGTTGATACAAAAGTGAATTTAGATCAGTTTGAAAGAGCTGGTGTTTATTTATTTTTAGGAAGATTTTATTTACCAGCATTAACTAAATTCAGACCTGAAGCAGATAAGGATAGATTTGAGAGAATGGGTGAATATTACATGAGTGAATATAATAAAGAATTTAGATTTATATTAGAAGATGGTGTTGAATATGACTCTGATGCGGATGCTGCTATTTCAGTGAGTGAAAGAGAGCCTTTGCATGGTGTTCGTAGATTGATTAGATAATGGCCGCAACAATTACGTTGAAATCAAACGTTAAGTCTGTTCAAAAAAGATTAAATGATGTTTTTCGAAAATTTCCAAACATAACAAAAAAAGGATTGGGCCAAGCTGGGTTTCAACTAATAAAAATAATAAGGACTCTTACAAAAAAAGAACAAGATGTTCATAGAAGAAAATTTGCTCCATATTCTGAAAGCTATCTAAAACAATTACAAAAAGAAGGAAAACCAACTGCAATAGATTTATTTTATTCTGGTGATATGCTCGGATCGTTAACAACCAAAGTACACACTAGTAGAAAAGCCTCTGTTTTTTTTAATAGAAATGCAGAGGCTAAAAAAGCCTTATTTAATCAGGTATTAAGAGAACCTAAAAGGAAGTTTTTTGGATTTGACAAAAAGACTGAAAAGATAATACAAAGATCATTTATCAAATTTGTAGAAAAGGAATTGAGAAAGTTTAATAGATGAGCAAAAGAGAAAATATCGCAAATAATTTAATAACAGTTATAGATGCCATATCAAGCCCGGATATTATAAAAGCAACTAGACAACCTTTTGATATTGATGAGCTATCTGATAAGCAATACCCAGCAGTCATATTACAAACATCTGAAGAAAATAGACAGGATATTGAATTAGGTAGTGGAGCTCAAACAAGACAAGCAGAGCTTGATTTTGTATTGATGGGCTTTGTAAAGGGTGCTGAAGCTAATTTAGATACAAAAAGAAATGAGTTAGTTACAGCTATTGAAACAGCTATTGAATCTGATATTACAAGAGGTGGTAATGCATTAGATACGCAAGTTGTAAATGTTGAAACCGATGAGGGAGCTTTGTTTCCTATTGGTGGTATTAGAATGACAATTAGAGTTTTATACACGTTCCAAGCTGGGACACCATAATGAAAGGATAAACTATGGCTAAAGTTGATAAATTAATAGAAAAAATAGAAAAATCATTAGATAAAAAAGAAGAGCTTATGGATAAGATTTCTTTTGAAACTGAAAATATCAAGGATTTATTAGGTGAGTTAAGGGATGAGGTTGATGAGCCTCAAGACTGGGATGATGATAATTCAGATATTGACGATGAAGAAGAGTTTGAAGATGAGGAATAATCTGTTATAAAACATTATGGCTAAAGATTTAAAATTAGAAAAAGATGGACAAGTAATAACAATCAATGAACTAAATCTTGATAATTACATTAGTCTTGGTTATAAACTCGTTGATAATAATAAACCAAAACCAAAAAAGGAAAATAAAAAATGGCAACACACCACGGAAAAGAAGGAGTCGTAAAAGCTGGAGGAACAGCTATTGGTGAAATCACTGGTTTCACTTTAGAGACTACAGCAGATGTTGTAGAGGATACTCAATTATCAGATGCAGCAAAAACATTTGTAGCTGGGAGAACAAGTTTTTCAGGTACACTTGATATGCACTATGATGAGACAGATTCACCTCAACAGACTTTGACTACTGGATCTTCTATTGCTTTTATCTTATTACCAGAGGGTGCAGATTCAGGAGATGAAAGTTTTACTGGATCAGGTATCGTAACAGGTATGAATGTAACTAACGCAATGGATGGAATCATATCAAGAAGTGTTACTTTTCAAGGAACTGGAGCATTGACAAGAGGTACTGTATAATAATCTTTTATGAGTCTTATAGACAAACTTAAAGATGATTTTCAGAGTCTTGGCGTTCAGTCAATGGACATTGAACATAAAGACGGATCTGTATCTAAGGTTTATTGGAATCCAATCACACTTTCTGAAAAGAAAAAGCTGTTTGATAAATCAACAAATATCAATGATGTTAGTTTATTAGCTGACATTGTGGTTATGAAAGCCATTGATAAAGATGGAAAAAAATTATTTTCTTTAGAAGATAAATTAAGTCTAATGCATAGTGTCAACAGCGAGACGATAGCGAATGTTGCAACAGCTATGGTTCAAACTCTCAATCCTGAAGACGTAAAAAAAAAGTAAATACTGACACAAACCTAAAAAATATGTTAATAGTAGCCGACAGGCTAAAAATAACATTGACTCAACTTTTAGATATGCCTGAAGCTGAATATAATATATGGTTGGGTTATTTGATGTATGAGCAAGAGGAGCATAACAGGAAGAGCAATCTGAGGTAATGGCAAATTTAAAAATTAATATATTAGCGAATGATAAAACGAAAGCTGCTCTTAGTAGTGTTCAAGCCGGTCTTGGTAGATTAAGATCTAGTATTTTTTCTATTCAATCTGCATTGATTGGTATTGGTGGTGGACTTGCTGTCAGATCATTAGTTAATGTAGGTAGCGAAGTTGAGAACCTTGGTGTTCGATTTAATTTTTTATTTGGTAACGTTAAAGAAGGTACAAAAGCTTTTAACAATTTAATTGGCTTTGCAGCTAAAGT